ACTAGGCATAAGGGTTGACAACTACTACGCCGCAGAAATCGACAAGTACGCAATCAAGGTTGCAAAAGCTAACTATCCCAACACCATACACCTTGGTGATGTGCGTGATGTGATGTGGCCTGAAACCTTTGAAGGTATGAAGATTGATCTGTTGATTGGTGGTAGTCCATGTCAAGGCTTTTCATTTGCTGGTAAGCAGTTGAACTTTGATGACCCACGATCTAAATTGTTTTGGGAATATGTGCGACTGCTCAAAGAATGTAAGCCTAAATATTTTATGCTTGAGAATGTCAAGATGAAAAAGGAATCTATGGATGTCATCACTGAAGCACTAGGTGTTGAGCCTATCTTTATCAACTCAAGCCTAGTGTCTGCACAGAATCGTCAGCGTTATTATTGGACTAATATACCAGTCGATGGCTTGCCTGATGACAAAGGTATTAAACTGCGTGACATATTAGAAGATGGTGCAGTTGATCGTGACAAGGCACATTGCATTGATGCAAACTATTTCAAGGGCGGTAATCTCAAATCATATTTTGAGAAACGCCGCAGACAACTTGTGTTTGAGTTTGACCAGACTGCATCAGGTCTGATTCAGGTTGGAGAAACAGAGGAGTACCAACACTACAACAACGATCAGATCAAACGTGTGTATCATCCTGATGGTAAAGCACCTACCTTGCTGATCAATCAGGGTGGCAATCGTGAGCCAAAGGTTTTTGTTGAGCCTACTAACTGGCGTAAGCTAACACCTCTTGAGTGTGAGCGATTGCAGACTGTACCTGATGGGTATACTGCACATGTCAGCAATACACAACGATACAAGATGCTTGGCAATGGTTGGACTGTTGACGTTATCAAACATATCTTTGAAGGAATTGAACAATGAACTTGAGTGAGAAGCTATTAAAAAGAGTTGACCAATTAAACAAAGAGAAAGGTACAAACTACGAACTAGCAATGGACTATTTCCAATTCACACCATTCGGCAGCAATCACTTTCCAGAAGTTTCATCTGGAACTTTTTACATTGGTAAGTTTAAGGTGCTGAACTACAAGAGAATGCGTAGGAACTTTAAGAACAAAGTGTATGGTATCACGACAGGTAGATTGTTTACAGCTATACACTTTCGCAAACTTGTATTGCATATTAACCTGCCATGGTTACATGGTAACAACATTCAACAAAGATACTACTTGAAAGGTATTGACAAACAAAAGAAACTGTCGTACTCTCACAATGAAATGAGACAACTGATAGAGGACTTGAGACAATGAGAATCATAGAAGATCATTTTGAATTTGATAGTGAGGAGAAACTAGAATCCAGGATTGAGAGTTACTTTCGTAGCTATCCACACTTTGGATATGACACACGCATCATTAAGAAAGGACATGACAAACGTAATGGTGGTGATGTGTACAGCGTTGTAATAACTAGACAATCATCTTGTGACTAATGGAGATTTGAAATGCCTAACCATACAGACAACAGAGTAACTATCTATCATGACGATGCAGACATGATGGACTACATCGAAAACATTTTGAAATCAGAAGACACTGAACTGTGCCACACTTTGATACCAGAAGAACGTGACCATGCAGGTGAGCCAACAGAGGGTTGGTACGAATGGCGTTGTCAAAATTGGGGAACCAAGTGGGACATCTATGAGGTGGTCTATGATCGCTTGGATAGCAATGCAATGCACTTCACATTCAGTAGTGCTTGGTCACCACCTATTGCTGTCTTTGAACACATGGCAGCCATGGGGTTTGAGATTGATGCACGATACATTGATGAAGGTTGGGGCTTCATTGGTCAGTTTACTGCTGATGAAAATGGAGTAACAGAAGACTTTTGTATTGACAGAATAGATGAAGTGTGGCAGTATCGCCCGGAACTTGGAGAAGAATTTGATCTTGAAACACGTTTACAAGGAGAAGAAGAATGAGATTAGAGATCAACGATAAGGTATTTGATGCACCTCGTGAGCATATCGTAGATGCACTAGGCTTGTTGCCTATGTGGGTTACAGCATATAATGTTCTTGGTGGTGATGACATAGTACAACACATGACAGATAGCTATGGCTATGGTGGCCTGTATAAATTTGGTGGCTATGTAACTGATGATGGTAGCTATTGTAGTGAACACGAAGATGACGATGACCTGCCATGGGTAGGTAAGATGAAGACTAAACATGGTGACGTATACTTCTATGAGTATGCAATCACTGCACTACCAACACCGAATGGTTACTTTATTACAAGGATGGATTGATATGTCTAGTACAACAGTGACAATCTACTTAGAGTTCGATGACGTTGAACACGATGAGAATACATTGAAGGAAGCAGTTTATCAGTACCTAACTGATCTGATTGAAGATGATTCATTAGCATACTACGTCAATGAAAAAGTAAAATAGGAGTAATACAATGACACGCATTCGCCCTATAAATCCTGTCGCAAAAGCAATCGCAGCGTCACGCCGTAGAGCGAATGTGTATGCACCAAAAAAAGGTAAGGGTTCTTACAATCGTAAGAAACTCCTACCTGTTATAGAGAACTATAAAGATATTAAAGATAATAAATAATATTATTATTATCTTTGATTATCTTTTATTATTTCTGTTTATCTTTAATAAAGATATTATACAGGTAAATAAAAACACTGTCAAGGAGAAAGTTAGTATTGACATACTGGATTCTATATAGTATCATGCTATCCATGTTGTTGTTCGCAATCTTTGGAACACTTGCAATCATTTTTGTCAGATGAAGGAAGGAAAAACAAATGACAAAAAAAATATACAACTACAAATCACATGACGATATGTCACCAGAAGATTATGATTACATTACTTCTGTGTCAGATGACTTCCCGGAAAATATTCCCATTGAAGAAATAAATGATTTCTTAAATGAGTTATATGACTACAACAAAGACCAATCAATATTTGTTGATGAAGACTTTGATAACATTGACATGTCACAACTACAAAAGGAACTAGGAATATGAGTGTCAACCTTTGGGAAAAAGATCGTAAGCGTTTGTTTCGTGAACTGTACCAGCAATACCTTGATGAAGGTTACAATTCAAAAGAAGCAAAGAAGTTTGCTAAAGAAGAAGCAGAAGAAATCATGGCTGACACAAGTGAATATGTAGATAACATTAACAAGGCTATGTTCGATGAGTGATAAGATCATAACAGAAAAGCAGATACTCATGCAGAATGTACATGAGTTGCAGCGTAACTTGCAGGAAGCATACAAGCGTATAGCAGAACTGCATGAGAGTTTGGAAAAATGTTTAGCTGAAAGGGATAAACAAGATGGCTAAAAAATATGATAACATGACTACTGATGAGCGTATCGCATACTGGAATAGAGAGCGTGAGAAAGCCAAACAACTACGAGCAGAGAAGATTAACCATCTTGATCTAGAACAGCGCAAAGCACTTGTTGAGTTACACAAATATCTTAATCGTGTTCTAGATATTGCACTGTATCCTGACATGGGTGGTATCAGAGCAGTGTCAGCGTATGACCTGCAAGAACTAGCAGATGCTAAAGATGTATTTGTAAACCAATTTAATCTTGGAGTAGACTAATGGCTATCAAAGTTATCAACAGCATGAATGAGTTCAAGAAAGTAAGAACTGCAATCAACAATGCAGTCAAGGCTTCCAACACTCTCATGTCAACTGACAGTAAATTGCTTGACAATATTCATGACGACTTGGAGAAAGCGCAGCGTGGTATTAATCGTTTCATTAATATCCTTGAGCGTAGAGGAGATCATTACTAATGTTACTGCATGAATTTTATAGTGACGAAGATTGCAGTCGTGGTAATGGTAGTTACCGTAAGGCTTGTGTCTTCAAGGAAGATGATGGTAGCTTTACTGTAGTTATGATCCAGGATTCTGCTATCATTGAGGAACGTAACATCAAAGGACACAGTGAGGTGTATGCTGAAAACTGTGCAGAGAATTGGGTATTGGGGGTTATATAATGAACAGATTTCTAATTGACTATCACCCAGAAGCTATTGCTCGTCAGCTTTGTGACCAGCATATAACAAAGATGCCACTTGAAGAAGCACAGATGTTATCTCACGCCTTACACAGACACATGGGTAATGAAGAAGAAACATTTGCAGACTTCAACAAACGCATGGGATTACAGAATGGCCCGAAGATACATGCCAAACATCCATGTACTATATGGGCAGGTGATACTCGTGCTAACTACAGGTTCGCTTTGAATCTCTTGGAAGAAATGTGCATTGAGAAGACGCTGCGGTTTGGTAAGCCACACAAATGTCAGCAACTTATTCCAAAGTTTCTAGAACTGGAACACAAGATACCTGATGGTAGACTGACTGCCCACCCTCAATGCTTCAGTGGTCACGATGACTTAAAGATAGATGACCCATGGCCTGTCCAACCGTACCGTCAATTTTATATCGTTGACAAACTAAGATTTGCTAGGTATAATAAATGTCGTTCAATGCCAGATTGGTTGGGAGAATACAGTGTCAAAAAGGTACAAAATATATAGAGCCTTCTATGAACTATCAGATATACTTAAATCGTCTGAAGTTCCCGGAAGAAATTTTAGAAATAAAAATCTATATCACATTGAAACTTATAGAGGTGATAAGTTAACTGGCTTCTTTACAAGAGAAACAAATAAAGAAGCAAAAGAATTTGCAAAAGAATGGATGGAGTTATAATGTCTGACGATGAAAGTAAAATTGTAAATCTGTTTTCTGTTGTCAAAGAAAGAGCAGAAAAAGAAATTGATACGAGTGTAGAGGATGCATTCACAAGAGCATTAGAGCAAGACATTCGTGATGTCATGATCATTGGTTGGACAAAGACTGGTGAACTATTCATGAGCCTTGCAGTTAATGATGCACCTGATATGATCTTCATGCTTGAACTTGTCAAGAAGGAGATACTAGATGCAGCACGAGGGTAAGATTTATTTTGAAACCAGTGATAAGGTATCAGTCATAGAAGGTATAGAAGACATTCGTGACTTCATGGAAGAACGTGCAGAACTAGCAAAGGCTATGGGTTATGAAGCCAAGATCAGAGATGGTATGTTATATATCTTTGACGAAGGTGAACTATACGGTACATATTTCCAACACAGACACATGAATTAGGAGATTATAAATGGAACTTAATGACTATCAAAAACTCGCAATGAAGACTGCTATTTTTCCAGAGCGTGATGGGTATTCATACACTGCCCTTGGTCTTGCAGGTGAGGCAGGTGAGATTGCAAACAAGGTTAAGAAGTTCATTCGTGATGGTTATTCACAAGAAGAATTACCTTATAAAATCAATGACTTACGAGATGAACTTGGTGATGTACTTTGGTACGTTGCAGCCATGGCTCAAGTGTTGGACACAACATTGGAGCAAGTTGCAAAGAGTAATATCCATAAGCTGGCTGAACGTCAGGTAAAAGGTACGCTTACAGGATCAGGAGATAAGAGGTAATGATGACTGACCGTAGACCGTCAGATGTAGAGGTCAGGCGTGAAGCATGTGAGTGTGGATCGTCTGATGGGAGAGTTGTGTTCCAAGATGGACACAAGCATTGTTTCGTATGTGATAAACATTGGAAGGCAAACAATATGGAATCAACATCACAACAACAGGTGATACCAGTTCAGAAGAACTATGTACCTGTCACTGACAAGGGTGTGTTTGCATCTCTAACAGATCGTAAGATCAAGAAAGAAACTTGCGAGTTCTTTGGCGTTAAGTCTACCATTGGTCAGGATGGTAAAGTTCTTGCACATCATTACCCATACTACGACAATGATAAAAGTCTTGTCGCAAACAAGACAAGAACAGTCGAGAACAAATCATTTCGTTGCGAAGGCAATGTATCTTCTGCGGCTCTGTTTGGTCAGAACAAATTCAATCAGGGTGGTAAGTACATCACAATCTGTGAGGGTGAAGTCGATGCCATGTCAGCCTATGAATTGCTTGGATCGAAGTGGCCTGTCGTATCTGTAAAGACTGGTGCGCAAGGTGCAGTTCGTGATGTCAAAGCACAGTATGAGTTTCTAAATTCATTTGAAACTATTGTTGTTTGCTTTGATAATGATGGTCCAGGAACTGAAGCTGCAAACAAGATTGCTCAAATCTTTGAGCCTATGAAATGTAAGATCATGGACTTAAAACTCAAGGATGCTAACGAGTACTTGAAAGAAAACCAACGTGAAGAATTTACTCGTAGCTGGTGGGGTGCATCACCTTACACACCTGCAGGTATCATTCGTTTGTGTGACCACATTGATTCTTTGTTTGAAGAAGATGAGAATGAAACTGTATTGTATCCTTTCATGGGATTGAATGATAAACTATATGGTATGCGTACTGGTGAGTTGGTAACCATCACTGCTGGTACAGGTGCAGGTAAGACAAGCATGATGTATGAACTTGAATACCACATGCTAAAGAGTACTGATGCTAACATTGGTATCATTCACTTGGAAGAAAACAAGAAGCAGACTATGTTCCATCTGATGTCTATACCTGCCAATGACAGACTGTTTATTCGTGAGGAACGTAAGAAGTATACAAGGGATCAGTTACAACCATTCATTGAAGACACTGTAAAGAACCCACGTCTAATATCATTCAATCACTTTGGGTCTATTACAACTGACGAAATCCTTTCACGTGTACGTTACATGGTAAAGGCTATGGATTGTAAGTTCATTGTGATTGATCACCTATCTATCTTGGTATCTGGTTTGGACGATGGAGATGAACGCCGTAACATTGACATGCTCATGACAAAGCTACGTTCACTCGTTGAGGAAACACAGTGTGGCATGTTACTTGTATCACACCTACGCCGTGGCACTGGTGATCAGGGTACAGAACAGGGTAAAGAAATATCTTTATCTATGCTTCGTGGTTCACATAGCATTGCGCAGCTCTCTGACGCTGTTATAGGGCTTGAACGTGATCAACAGGCAGATGACCCTGTAGCCGCCAACACAACCACTGTACGTGTCTTGAAGAACCGTTATGCTGGTGAGACTGGTGTAGCTACATACTTATTGTATGACAAACAGACAGGCCGTATGTCAGAGATCGACAGTCCTTTTGAATCTAAATCAAATGAACCAGACATGGGAGATTATCTATAATGTTACAGCCAATCAAGGGAGCAGTGAACATACCATTCTCAAAGCATAGGTATGAACTTGCAGATCAGTCAGCTAAAGATGTGATCATGGCTTACCTTATCAAGAATGGTCATACAATTACTGATAGCAAAGAAGATTTTTCTGTTGACATCAAGTCAGAAAAGAATTATAATTCGTACTTCAGTGAGGTTGAAGTTAAGTTTGCATGGAGTGGTGATTGGAATCCTAACTGGAAAGAGATACGTATACCTTATCGTAAACACAAGTTGATCAATAAGGTTAAGTCTCTTGGTAAGGATAATTCTTTCTTTAACTTTTACATTCTTCGTTCTGACCTGAAAGCTGCATGGCGTATTAAAGATGACATCGTTGCGGCATCAGAGGTGAAGGAAGCAAAAGGAAGATACATTAAAAAGGGTGAACACTTCTTCCACATCCCATATGAGAAAGCGATATTGATTGAACTATGAAACGTATAGC